GTCTGTTGTGAGTGTACCTTGCAACCAGACCGCAATGTTCTCGATTGCAAAATCATTCGATTCTCAATCAGAATATGATGAATGGAAAGCTGAATTTTCGAAAGAAAGTAAACAGGCTCATGATATGGAAGCAGTAAATACTGGTGAAATTGATGCGCCACAAGCCGTGGGTAAAACCACTCAACAGGAGAGACATATGTCTACAGAAAAAACTACTCCAAATGCTGAGTTAGACTTAAAAGCATTCGCGGAAGAGGTGGCAAAATCAACTGCTGCTAAAATCGCAATGCAACAAGCCGAAACAAAAGCAAAAGAAGTAAGCGAAGCCGAAGAGAAAGCTGCTGCAGAAAGTGCAGAACTAGCTGAAAAAGAAGCTGAGCAAGAAAAAGTTAAAACTATTGTCAAAGCTGGCATGTCAGGAGCTGAAAAGCTTGTAAGCGACGTTGAAAAACGCGTTGAAGAAAGACATGGCGACTTAGAGTCAGTAGTTAATGAACTACAAAAAGACCTAGCTGATAAAAAAGATGAGATTAACGCAATGCGTGAATCAAAAAGAGTCTTTGGCGACAGACAGGACAGCAACTGGCAGAAAGCCTTCCAAAGCGACATTGATGACGCTTGGGTTATGGGTCTTGCTACTGGTAAAGGCTGGGATACAAAACTTGCAAACGAAACTATGCAGAAGGTTAACGCACATTCAGGCGTTGGCGTTTCATCAGCTGATTTTGAGCAAACAGTATCAACAAATATCGAAAGAGATATTCAACTAGAATTAGTATTAGCTCCGCTATTTAGAGAAATCCAAATGCAATCAGCTACTCAAATCATTCCTATCTTACCAGATGCTGGATATGCAGAATTTACTTCTAACCAAGTAGCTTCTGGGTCTTCACCTCATGGTAACTTAGAGGAAAGAGGCGACACTTATGATGGAACATATTCAGGTGTTGACTTAACTGAAAGAACTCTTTCAACTAAAAAGCTTATTTCTCAATCTTACTTAGGTAACGAGACAGAAGAAGATGCAATCCTACCGATTCTTCCTTTAATTAGAGAGTCAATCATTAGGTCTCATGCAAGAGGTATTGAAAATGCAATCCTATTAGGTGACCACGCTGATGGCGTATATGGTACATCTCAAGCAGCTTTTGATGGTTTAATCGCTATCGCTGCTGGTGCAAACTCAGGTGGTTCTCACTTGACTCAATCAGCTACTGCATTCGCATCTGAGTCTTTAACAGCTTCAATGTTATTGAACGCTAGAAAGAAAATGGGCAAATACGGTATGAATCCTAAAGATGTGATTTATATTGTTAACTCACAAGAATACTTCAACCTATTATCAGACGCTGAATTCCAAGATGTCAACTTAGTTGGCAACATGGCAACCAAGCTTAATGGTGAAATTGGTGAAGTCTTCGGCTCTAAAGTCATAGTATGTGACGAGTTTAAAGCTCCAGCAACAAGCAAATTCTTTGCATGTGCTGTATACGCTAAAAACTACGTAATGCCTAGACTAAGAGGTGTTACTATCGAGTCTGACTACGAAGTAGCAAACCAAAGAAGAGTTCTAGTAGCTTCACAACGTCTCGGATTTACCGATATGATTGCGAACGCAACTTCAGTTCACGCTTTACAATACAAAGCTAGTTAATAGCTTTATTATCTTGTGGGAGCTATGCTCCCACGAGACTTTTTTAGGAGAAACATGGCAGATTTAGTAACATTACAACAGTACAAGGATTTTGCAGGACTAAAAAGTCTTGAGCATGATGCCCGTATTAATGTAGTTATTGACAGCGTTTCCCAACTCGTAAAGACTTATTGCGGGAGTTCACTTGTAGACTATGCAAGTACTAATAAAACAGAATATTTTGATATTCTTGATAATTATACTGATACATTAATTTTATCTGAGTCACCTTTATTATCAGTAGTCTCCGTTAAAGAGAGACAAAACCAAGGACAGTCATATGTTACCCTAATCACAGAAAATTCTGACAGTAGTGGAAAATATGAATACCTTACAAACACAGAGTCTGATAGCATAGTTAGAACAACTGCTACAGGCACTAAGTCATTTCCAAAAGGAAGGAAAGCAGTAGAAGTTATTTACAGAGCAGGGTATACAACTACTCCTGACGATTTAAAATTAGCAGTATTTGATTTGATTAAGTACTATATGAAAGATGAAAGAAAAGAAAGAATGTCTATATCAGGAAGTAGTGTAGAAAATCCACTATCTTCTAGTTTAAGTGGTAATATAGGATTTCCAGACCACATAAAAAGAATATTGGACATGTATAAGATATATAGCTAATGGCAGCTAATAATCTTTTACAAAGAATACAAAAACTACGAGATAGTATAAAAAACTCTGATGCAGTTAGAAGAGATTTAAACAAAGAAACAACTAGATGCACAGTTAGCGCTCCAGAAATGACGGATACTTTAATAGAAGCTTTTAAACATTATAATCCTAAAAAAATAAGAGCGGATAAAAACGGTTCTTTAGTAAAAGAAAAAAGAAAAGTATTTTATCATTTTTCAATGGTAATAGTAAGTGCTTGGAAAAAGAATATAAAAACTAATCCTAAGTTAATACCTGCAGAAGGAAATTCAGCAAAAAATGTAGCTCAATTTTATATAACTACTGGAAGTGCTGAGAATTATTTTAATACAATAAATAAATCCATTACAGAAAATGTAATGAATAAACCCACTTTTAGAAAACACTTTTCAATAAGAAATCAAGAAAAGTTTACTGCAACAGGCGACGTAGCTTCTGCAAAAAAAGAACCAGGTATGAAAGGAAGCTTACAAGCTTTTCAAATGGCTCATGGAGAAGGACAGTCAGTATTTGAAGCAAGACAAGCTGCAGTAGAGCAAGAACTAGAAGCTGCTCTAGCAATGGAAAACTTACCTGCAAGTGCTAGCGAAATGATAGCTACTTCTAAAGATAATTTTGATAATAACATAAGAATAGGAGGAGATAGACAGTTTAAGTATAATCCTCTAACAGGAAAAATTTCTTCCAAAGAAGGAATTACTGTAGATTTATCAGTACAGACAAGAAGAAAAAATATAAAAGATGCTTCAGCTTCAATGAAAGCAGGAAAGCCTCTTAATAAAATGTTAAAAGAGTTAGAAGAAGATTTAAAAGACGAGATAAAAAGACAAGATAACTTTTGGGGACCAGAAGCAAAAGGTTCCAATAGTGTAAAAGAGGGAGTTGCAGACGCAATAATTAATAGCACTATAAAGAAAAAAATGTACACTAGTAAAAAAGCTAAAAACCTTACTAGATATAAAAAACCTGTAAAAGAAAGCACATTAACAGAACAAGCAGCTACTTTTACACAACAAACAAAAATTAAAGATTTAAAGGGAGGAGGACCTGCTAGAGGCATGAAAGCTTCTGGAGGACAAACACCAAATAACTCCGAAAAAGGAAAAGGTGTATCTCCTGAAACTTTTGCTAATAACATGGCAAGAGTATTAACAATAAAAAGAGCAATTAATAAAAGATTGCCCGCAGAAATTAGAAGAAATATGGGGAAGCCTGCGCTAACTAATAGAACTAGTAGATTTAGTGATTCGGCAATAATAGAAGATATGACCCCCGCAGCAAAAACACTAATGGTAAAGTATACATATAGACTAAACCCTTATGAGACTTTTGAAAATACAGGAAATAGAAAATGGCCTTCAGGGTATAATCCAAAACCTTTAATTTCAAAAAGTATAAGAAACTTAGCATTAGGAATGTTTAAAATAACAAATTTAACTACTAGGAGAGTATAATGGCAAATCAGTATAGAACAGGAAGAAGTAAGATTGTCGATGCTCTTGTAGAAAAATTACAAGGAATTGATGGACAGTTTCCATACAATTCAAACATATTTAAAAACTGTCATGGAGGCATGGTATTTTTAGATGAAATCCAAGAGTTCCCGAAATTATGCGTGGTAGCTGGAGATGAAACTAGAGAATATCAACCAGGCGGATTTAAATGGAGATTCTTGACTTTAGACGTAAGAGTTTATGTCGAAAACCAAGAAGACCCACAAGAAGTCTTAGCTTTATTAATGGAAGACATTGAAAGAGTGGTAGACGACAACGATATGCTAACTTACGATGATACAGTAAGTCCAGCATTAACAACAACTTCCTTAACTGTAAGTGCAATGTCAACAGACGAAGGTGTATTAAAACCTTTAGGAATTGGCGAAATGTCTTTACAGTGTAGGTATTAAAAAAGAAATTACAAACGCTGATAAACATCTAGCGAAGTACTTTCAAAGTATAAAATAGGAGAAAGCAATGGCTTTAAATCTATCCAGAAATACCAAGGTTTTC